TACCGATTCACCTTCACCCATTTGACTTTTTAGTTTTGTTTCTTCAGCCATTATAACTCCTTTATAGTTTTACTGCTTTATATCTACGACCTGAACTATCATTGTTTTGTAGTTCAACTGCTTTTTCCCAGGCTTCTGTTTCGTTATCATACGAAAAAGTTTCTGTATCCCCAGAACCACTTAATTGACTCCAAAATTGTTGTTTGGTAGCCCAATCAGGGTCTTGTGAACCTGTTAAAAAATATTGTTTTACTACTATCCAAGTCATATGTTAATAAATATCAGTTTGTTTTTGTTTATTCAATTTTTTTTTATTATTTTATACACTTCTATTATAGTGATTTATACTGATGTTTGATAACTTATCAAAGTTTATTTCATCTTTATTTACCACAAGTTCTGGTGCATAATAAATATTTCCTTCACCCTCTAAATACCATTTTATTCTTGCGTTGTCTGGTATTTCTAATTCTACTTCATAAAAATTTATTCTATCGTTATCCCAATAAACCGGAATATCACTATATCCAGATGAATATATGGAACTTTGTTGTAATATGTTGTTATACCAACTTAAAATAGTTCCTTCTTTACAATATTTACATATTAGTTCTGGAAATGAAGGTTTGTTAAGCATATCACCATACGGGTCATAAAATACCGCATCATATTGTTTGTCTGGAATACTTTCTGCCCAATCACCTTTTATCGGGATTACATTTGGTTTATCTTCTGCCCATACTAATAATCGTTCATATACATCAT